ACACGACGCGCCCCGCGTGATGCCTCCCCCCCCCATGTTTCCTGAGCCGAACTCCATTGGTGATCCCGAACTCCGGAGTTTGCACCGGCCAGGCCGAAAACTCGGGGGGCAAGCCGGGGCCGGCCCGAGGGAAGGCCGAAAACGGGCGCTGTACGCACGCAGGAGCGACGAAACCGACCGGGGATGGGTGGTGACAGCCTGAGGCGACCTGGCCGTTTAGGCTGAGGCTTGTGGGCCGCCCCCGATTGGTCCCGGTGCCCGACCCCCCGCGCCGTGGGCGCCGCAACGTGCAGGGGGTCGAGCGCACCGTGGCCGGGCTGCGCGACGCCGGCCGGCTGGAAGCGGCCGACGAGGCGGCCGTGGCGTTGGCCCGCACGTTGGCCGGCGCCCTGGACACGGTCGATCCGGTGGTCTGGCCGGCGCAGGTGGCGAGCCTGGCGCGGGCGCAGCTGGCGACCCTGAAACTGTTGCGGGGGGTGGCTGATGACGACCGTGACGCCGGTCTCGACGAGTTGCTCGCCGCGCTGGGCAACGCCTCGGAGCCCGGACCGTCATAGCTACGGGCCGCGCCTGGCCCGCATCGCCCGAGCGTTCGGGCAGCCGTTCATGCCCTGGCAGGCGCAGGTGGCCGACGTGGCGTTGGAGATCGACCCGGCCACGATGCTGCCCGCCTACCGCGAGGTGCGGTTGACGGTGCCCCGCCAGTCGGGCAAGACCACGCTCATCTTGGCGGCCGAGATCGACCGGTGCATGTGGTGGGGGTTCGGGCAGCGCTGCCTCTACGCCGCGCAGGACCGCATATCGAGCCGGCGCAAGTGGGAGGAACAAGCCGAGTTCTTACGTAAGACAGCATTCCGGGCGGCGTTCAAGAGTCGCCGGCAGACCGGCTTGGAGCAGCTGGTGTGGCCCTCGACGGGCGGCTCCATCGGCATCACCGCATCGGGGGAAACGTCGGGCCACGGCCAAACCCTCGACTTGGGCGTGATCGACGAGGCGTTCGCGCAGCGCGACGAGCGGTTGGCGCAGTCGTTCCGGCCGGCCATGATGACCCGCCCGGCGGCGCAAATGTGGATCGTGTCGACGATGGGCACCGACGACTCGACGTTCCTTCACGACCGTGTCGACGACGGTCGCCTGCGGGTCGAGGCGGACCAACGGGCGGGGGTGTGCTACTTCGAATGGTCGGCCGACGACGACGACGACCCCGACGACCCGGCGACGTGGTGGCGGTGCATGCCGGCGCTCGGGCGGACCGTCACCGAGGACACCATCCGGGCCGATCACGACGCCATGGAGCCCGCCGAGTTCGCCCGCGCTTACCTGAACCGGCGGGGCGTGTCGGGCTCGCCGGTGCTGCCGGCGTTGGCGTGGGCGCGTTGCGGTGACACCGCCAGCCAGGCGGGGCGGATGGTGGCGTTGGCGTTCGACGTGACGCCCGAGCGGTCGTACTGCTCGATCGGGGTGGCGTCCCGCAACCGGTCCGGGCGGATCCATGTCGAGGTGGTGGACCGGCGGCCGGGCACCGATTGGGCGGTGGCCCGCCTCGTCGAGTTGCAGTCGAAGTGGCATCCGGTGTCGATCCTGTACGACCCGGCGAGCCCGGCCGGTTCCCTGCGGTTGGATCTCGCCGCGGCGGGGGTGATGGCGACCCCGGTGGAGACCCGCACCTACGCGCAGGCGTGCGGCGCCTTCTACGACGACGCGCTCGCCGATCCGCCCCGCCTGGCCCATCTCTATCAACCGGTCCTCGACGCCGCCGTGAGCGCCGGCCGGAAACGCAACACGGGCGACGCGTGGTGCTGGGCGCGCCGGTCGGGTGGTGACGTAAGTCCGTTGGTGGCGGTGACGTTGGCCCGGTGGGCGTTGATCGCCGCCGGTGAGGGAGAGGCGCAAATCCTGTGAGCGACAGCAACGGCACCGAGGCGCTCGTAGCTTCACGAACGCGGCGAGTGGTGCGAGACTGGTGGCCGGTGCTCGCGCAGCTGCTCGGTGTCGTCGTGGTGGCCGTCGGGTTCGGTGTGTTGGCGGTGTGGGCTGGCCTGGCGGTGGGCGGCGCCGGGCTGATCACCGTCGGGACGGTCGCCGAGATCGTCGAGGGCCACTGACATGCCGGCCGGGCTCGGCGCGCTGTTGACCCGTTCGGCGCCCATGCCGGCCCCTCAGACCTCGGTGACGCCGCCGACCGAAACGATGATGGCGGTGGGCAGCGCCGGCCATGCCCTGCCACCCCCGTCGGAAACCCAAGCCCTGTCGGTCCCGGCGTTCTGGCGGGGATGCGCCTACGTGGCCGGCACCGTCGGCATGCTGCCCGTGTCGGTTTTCCGCGACACCGAGGTGCTCGAACCGCAACCGGCGGTCATCACCCAACCGGATCCCGACCAGACCCCGATGGCGTTTTGGGCGGGCGTCGTCGAGTCGCTCGCCTTGTACGGCAACGCCATCTCGCTGATCACGTCGACGGACCGCTACGGGTGGCCCCAAACCCTGAAACCGGTGCATCCGACGGCGACGGCGGTGCGGTTCGCCGGCAACCCGATGACCCCGACGATCGGCGTGTGGTACATCGCCGGGCAGCTGTACGACCCGAGCGACGTGTGGCACATCAAGTCGCACCTCGGGCGGGCCGGCTGGCCGCTCGGGCGCGGCCTGCTTGACACCGACTCGGACGCCATCGCCATGGCGATCGCCTTGCAGGGCTACGCCGCCGGCTACTTCGCCGGGGGTGGGATGCCGAACGGCTTGTTGAAGATCCACCGGCCCGAGATCACCCAAGACCAGGCCGACGCGGCCAAGGCGGCGTGGGTGTCGAAGTTCTCGGGCGCCCCGTCGGTCGCCGTCCTCAACGAGCTAACCGATTTCACGCCGGTGGCGTGGCGTCCCGTCGACAGCCAAATGGTCGAATCGCGCCAATTTTCGTTGGTGGAGATCGCCCTCATGTGGGGGATCCCGCCGAGCAAGTTGGGCGCCAACGTCGGGGGCAGCACCTACCGCAACGCCGAGATGGAGGAAGTCCAAGCCCGCAACGACGCCGTCGCGCCGTGGGTGCGCCTCTTGGAGCAGTCGGGCTCGATCCACTTGGTGCCCCGCGGGCAGCACTTGGAATGGGACTTGTCGGCCGCCTTGCGGTCCGACACGTTGTCGCAGTACCAGGCCTATCAGGTGGCGATGGGCGGCCCCGGCCCGCAATCCCAATGGCTGCTCCCCGACGAGGTGCGCTCGCGCGAGAACCTCGACCCGATGCCCGAACCGCCGGCCCCGCCGATGCCGGCGCTGCCCCCCGGACCCCAACCGGCGCCCGAACCGGCCGCGTTGCCCCGCGTGCCGGGCGGCCCGCCGGGCGGCAACCCGAACTAAGGAGATCCCGATGGCTTTGCAGCTGCGCGACACGTGGAATGCCAGCTACGTCAACGACTTGCCCGACTCGGCGTTCCTTTACATCGCGCCGAACGGCTCGAAAGACTCGACCGGCCGCACGGTGCCCCGCTCGTTGCGCTACTTCCCCGTCCGCGACGCCAACGGCAAGATCGACGAGCCGCACCTCGCCAACGCCTTGGCCCGCATCCCGCAGGCGTCGAGCCTGTCGGCTGACGCTCGGGCGACGGCCATGAACGCGGCCAAGCGGATGGCGAAAGGCACCGGCGTGTCCGGCGGCAAAGGCGAGTACACCGGCACCGCGGGCTCGGGTCGGAGCGCGGTGGGCGGCTACGACGACGTGCCCGACGTGGCGTTGGGCGACCAAGAACGCACGTTCACGCTCATCATGGAGTTGCGCTCAACCGATGGGCGCACCCTGTTCGGCCGGGCTGTCCCCTACGGCGTCACGGCCGACGTGGGCGGGTTCCGCGAGCGGTTCGTGCCCGGCGTGTTCTCGCGGCAGGTCGGCTCGGGGCAGGTGGGCCAAATCAAGCTGTACGACGCCCACGCCAACCGGTTGGACGGGCAACATCCGATCGGGCGGACAGCGCAGCTGGCCGAACAACCCGACGGCCTCTACGGGGCGTGGGCGTTGTACGACACGAGCCGCGCCGAGGACGCCCTGAAACTGGTCAAGGCGGGCGAGGTGACCGGCCTGTCGGTCGGGTTCTCGGCCAAGGGCGCCGGCAGCCGCCGCGCCGACGACGGCGTGATCGAACGCCACTCGGCCCACCTCGACCATGTCGCCCTCACGTTGGAACCGGTGTACGCCGACGCTCAGGTGCTCGGGGTGCGGTCGCGTCTCCCCGAGTTCGACGCCGACCGCGACCGGTTCCGCGAGTTGGTCATCCCCGGCTGATACGGTCACGAGCGGCCGGAAGCCTCCCAACTTCCTGCGGCCCGACGGGGTACTACAACGAGATGCGGCCCGGTGGTTCCGCCCCGCCGGGCCGTGTCGCGTGTACTGTGCGCGTTGACACGCAGTCGAACCGCGCAGGGCTGAACCGCCAGGACGAGCCTGGTGAACCGGCGAGACGTGAACCGGCTCGGGGCCACAAGTCCCGCGTCGCACGCCCCGGACGCACCTTCACATCGAAGGAGCCCCCCCGTGCCGAACCGCCTGCTTGTCCGCTTGGGCGCCGACTACAACGACCTGTTCGACCGGTACGACGCCATCCTGAACCGCTGCCACGACGAGAACCGCGACCCCGACGACGGCGAAACCGCCCTCTTGGAAGGGCTCCGCTCGGAAATGAATCCGCTCGGCGAGCGCATCATCCAGCTGCGCGAAACCGAGGATCGCCGCTCGGCCACCGCCACCGCCCTCACCGATCTGCCCGACACCCGCGACGCCGCCACCGGCCGTGTCGTGCAGGTGCGCTCGGAGCCCGAGGTGTACCGCCGGCCCGACGCCAGCCTCGACCGCCAGTCGTTTTTCCGTGACCTGCTCCACAGCCAACTCGACGGCGACTTGGAGGCGCGCAGCCGCATCGAGCGCCACAACGTCCAAATGCGAGCGCTCGGCACGAGCGCCACCGGCACCGGGGTCATGCCCCCGACGTGGCTGTTCGAAGAGTTCGCCCCGTTGCAGCACGGCGCCCGGCCGTGGGCCGACACGCTCCGCAACATCGGGCTCACCGACGCCAACCCCATCAACATCGGCAAGCAGGTGACACCCGGCGCTGTCGTCGCGGCCCAAGGCGGCGAGGGCACCGCCCCGTCCGATGGGTCGTTCACCGCCAACCTCATCACCGTCACCCCGACGACCTACACCGGCAAGACCGACGTGAGCCGTCAGCTGCTCGACGGGTCCAACCCGGCCGTCGACCAACTCGTGTACCAGGACACGATGGGCGCCTACAACGAGCAGATCGAAACGGCGGTCGTCGCCGCCTTCGAAGCGGCGACGGGGTTCGCGGCGACGATCACGTATCCGGGCACGGCGCCCGCCTATACGCAGCTGCCCGACGCCTTCATCGACGCCGGCGCGTCGGTGCGCAAGCACCGCAAGTCCCAACCGCGGGTCGTGTTCCTGTCCGAAGGGGCGTGGGCGTACCTGTCGAAAGAGAAGGACACGCAGAACCGGCCGTTGATCGTGACCGGCTACCACGGTCCGGTCAACGCTTACGGGTTGGGCGAGGCGGTCGTTTACGGCCACGTGGCCGGGGAGGTGGTCGGGCTCAACTGCATCCCGTCGTGGGCCGCGGTGGACAACCACATCTACGTCGCCAAGGCCGACGACCTGCTGATGCTCGAAAGCCAGACGATGACGTTCCGCTACGAGGAAGTCCTCGGCCCCCAAGCGATCCGGCTCGGGGTGTGGGGCTACGCCGCCGTCGTGCTGTCGCGCTACCCGACGGGCATCGCCAAGATCGACGCCGGCACCACCATCCCGGCGCCGGCCGAAGCCGACGCCGAAGCGGCCCCGCCGGCCGACCAGCCGTCCGACACCGGCACGCACCACCAGCGCGCCGCCAAGTAGGAGGGGGCTCGGTGACGCTCGACGAGCTACTCGCGTTGTTGCCCGACAACTCGACGGGCCAAATCTCAGCGGCCGACATGCGGACGATCGTCACCGAGCTTTACAACGACGCCAACCCGAAGTTCGCCAACGTGGTCAACCAGGGACCGGCAACGCTCGCGAACAACGCCGCGTTCACGCCGGTCCCCGGCACCAACCCGTTCCCCTTCACGCTCGACAGCGACCAGGACGTGGAGTTCGTGCTGTCGCTCAACATCGACACGCTCGCCGCCAACAACGCCGTGCAGGTCGGCCTGGACATGACCGGCGCCACGGTGGTGGCGGTCGGCTCGAAACCCGAGCAGGTGCTGTGGATCGGCGGCAAACAACAAGTGCAGGCCACCGTGGAGGTGACGTTCATCCAACGGATCAAGGCGGGCACCACGAACATGGCGTTGAAGTACACCGCCCAAGGGGCAGCGACCGTGTCGGCCATGGCCGCCATCGCCGCCGTCATCTCCAACCAATGACCGCCACCCCGTTCGCCGCCGACTACTCGGCCGAGTTCGGACAGGGCGGCTCGCCGACGGGCGACACCGCCTGGCCCACCGTCGACGACGTCAAGAACTACCTGCGCCTCGGGACCGGGGTGACGCCCGACGACAGCTTGGTGGCCGACCAGCTGAACGCCGCCATCGGGTGGGTGTCGGTACGGGTCGACGCCAAGTTCCTGCCCGACTCGGGGGGGCTGCTCCCGTATCCGGTGTTCACCGCCACCGTCATGGAGGCGGGCCGCCTCTACCGGCGGCGCGACAGTGTGGATGGCACGGTCGGGTGGGGAGACATGGGCGTGGTGCGGGTCGGCCCCAAGGATCCCGACATTGAAACGATGCTGGCCTCGTTCCTGGCGATCGTGCTCGCATGAGTTGGCAACGCGCCCCGGTCGCCAAGGCGTTGGCCTCGATGGTCACGACCGCCACCGAGGGCTCGGTGTACGTCCACGAGACCCCACCCGAGACGCTCAACCCGATGGCGGTCGTCATCATGCGCCCCGTTTCCGTGTCTTACGCCACGGCCGCCCTCGGGGTCGACGACGTGCAGCTGCCCTTGGCGATCGTCGGCGGCATCGAGCAGGACGACCCCATCGACACCCTCAAACTCACCGTCCGCCACGCCGTCGAAGCCGACCCCACCTTGCAAGCGACCGTCCTTCACGCCTGGCCCATCGAGGAACGCAACTGGCGCAACATCACCGGCGCCGGGGGTGTGCAGCTGCTCTACGTCGAACTCGTCGTCCAACTCCAAATGTGAGGTGCCCATGTCCACTGCCACCAAAGACGCCCCCGACACTGTCGACGTTCCGCCGCCCCCGCCGCCCGAGGTGAACCTCACGGCGGCCGGCGACCCGGCCCCGCCCGCGTCGAACCCGCTCATCCTCAACGACGCCTACTTCGAAATGTCGGGCGTCAACCTGCGCTGCCTGGTCAAGCACTTGGAGGCGGCGTTCCCCGAGAACAAGGTCGTGACGGTCACGTCGATGTGCGGCGAGACCGACTACCCCGGCGTCACCAAGTGGCACCTGCGGGTTACCTTCTACCAGGACTTTTCGCCGAACTCGGTGTTCGCCACGTTGCAAGCGGCGATCACCGCCTACCAGACCAACGGCACCCCGGTGGCGTGGAAGGCGCGGCCGTACTCGTCGCGGGTGGCGTCGACGACGAACCCGATCATCTCCGGGCTCGCCATCCCCCAACCCATCCCGCAGCTGCTCGGCGATGCCGGCGCCGCGTCCGAGGTACAGATCGACTGGAACCTCACCGCCCCGCCCACCGTCGACTACGGCGCTGTCACCGCCACCGGGGCCACCGCCGGCGCGCCCGGCTACTTCACGCCCACCGGCGCCACCGTGCCCGCCAACCTGGCCGCCCTCACCGGGCTCACCGCCAACCCGGCCACGGCGTGGACGCCGGGCCAATACGTGATCACCGCCGACCTGCTCGCCAACCACTGGTCGAGTTCGGCGTGGGTCGCCGGCAAGGCGTAGATGGCCGACGAGGGCGCCTCGATCGTGGGTGTCGCCGCGTTCCAACGCGACGTGGCGGCGTTCGCCGCCGACCGCGGCGCCGCCGCCGCCGCCCTGGCGCAGGCCGGCGAACGGATCATGCAACCGGTGGCCGGCGTCACCCGTTCGGCTGTCCCCAACATTTCCGGGCGGCTCGCCGGCAGCGTGCGGGTCAACCGGTCCCGCACGGGGGGCACCGTGCGGATGGGCAGCGCCGGGGTGCGCTACGCCGGATGGGTCGACTTCGGCGGGAACCGCCAGGCGCCCCACGAGTCGTCGCGGGCGTACACGGCGCAGGGCCGCTACCTGTTCCCCGCCGCCCACGGTTTGGAAGGCGCCGTCGTGCCGGCCGACACCCAAGCGCTGCAAACCGCGTTGGACGGCTACCGGTGGACGAACTCGACGAGCGATGGAGCCGCAGTCCATGACTAACAACCACGAGGTGCTCGACAAGCCCGCCGCCGCCGACGTTCTCCCGACGACCGTGACGGTCACGTTGGCGTTCGCCGAGCGGATGCCCACCCAACGCGTGATCGACGCTGTCACCCGCGTCGAGGGCGGCCGGTTCGGTGACGTGATCGGCAACCAGCCGTTCCGTGTCGTCGCCTTCCGCGCCCTGCTGCGCGACTACCCCGGCCGTGACCTCGCGTCGCTGTGGCTGCACGCCTACGACGTGGAAGTGGAAGTCGAGGGCGTGGACCCTACGAGCGGGGGCTCGCCGATGCTCGCGCCGCCTTCCGGCGTTACTGGCGAGTCGACCCGGACGACGTAGCCGACGAGGACTTCGCCGCGATGGTCCGGTACATGCAACGCGAAGCGGACGAGATCCGCCGGGCCAACGCCAACGTGAGGCGGTGACATGGCCGGCCCCTCGATCGCCGTCCGTGTCCTCGCCGACCTGACGCAACTCGGGCAGGCGTTCACCAAGATCGGCTCGGACGGCACGTCGACGAGCGACAAGCTGCACACCGCCTTCAAGGGCACGCTCGCCACGCTGAACACCACCGGTGTCCTCGGGCCGTTCACCGAGGCGTTCGCCCATCTCGACGAGGCGATCACCCGAGTCGTCGACGACGGCAAGAAGATCGCGCCGGCCATGTTGGGCATCGGGTCGGCGGTGGCCGGGATCGGGGTCGGCCTGGCCGCTGTCGGGTCGAAGGACAAAGCCGCCCACGACCAGCTGCAAGCCTCGGTCGAGGCGACCGGCAAGAGCTACGACGACTACGCCGACAAGGTCGAGGGCGCCATCAAGAGCCAGGAGCGCTACGGCAACTCGGCCGACCAAACCCAAGACGCCCTGCGGATCATGACGCAAGCCATGAAAGACCCGGCGCTGGCGTTGCACTACCTCGGCACCGCGTCGGACTTGGCCGCCGCCAAACACGAAAGCCTGTCGACGGCCGCCACCCAACTCGGCAAGACCTACAACGGGTCGACCCGGCTGCTCAAAGAGTTCGGCGAGGTGGCCGGCCCCACCGTCACCAAGGCCACCAAGGCGATCGAGGCAGCCACCAAGGAAGGCACCGCGGCGAGCGCCGCCGCCGCCAAAGCGCAGCAACACCTCGGCGACGTGCAAGCGTCCCTGGCCGGCAAGGCGCATCTCACCACCGCCGAACAGATCCGCCTCCGCGACGCCCATCAAGCCGTCGACGCCGCCACCGCCCGCTCGACCAACGCCCAAACCAAACTGGCCGCCGCCCAAGGGCAGCTGACCGCGGCCACCAACACCACCGGGGGCAGCTTCGACGATCTCGCCAACAAGCTGCGGGGCCAGGCCACCGCCAGCGCCAACACGTTCACCGGTCACCTCGACGCCATGAAAGCCAAGTTCGAGGACATGGCCGCCTCGATCGGCACCAAGTACGGGCCGGCCATCACCACCGTCGGCACCGCCATGGCCGGGCTCGGCGCCCTGTTCCAAACCCTCCCGGCGATATGGGGGCTGATGACCGCGGCGTGGGACGCGTTGACGGCCGCCGAATACGCGTCGATCCTGCCTTACGTCCTGATCGTCGCCGGGATCGCCGCCATCGCCATCGGCGTCTACGAGTTGGTGACCCACTGGTCGGAAGTGTGGGGGTGGATCAAACAGATCGTGGCCGACGTGTGGCAATGGATCGTCGACCACTGGCCGCTCTTGCTCGACGTGTTGCTCGGTCCCATCGGCATCGCCGCCGGGCTCATCATCCAACATTGGGACGACATAACCGCCGCCGCCAAAGCGGTGTGGGACTGGATCCACGACAACTGGCCGCTCTTGCTCGCCATCCTCACCGGCCCGTTCGGGCTCGCCGTGTTGGAGATCGTCAAGCATTGGGACGACATAAAGCAGGGCGCCTCTGACGTGGTCGACGCCATCAAGGGCACGTGGAACGCCTTTATCGACTTCCTCACCGGCATCCCCGGCCGCATCACCGGCGCGGTAGGCGACTTGGGCCGCCTGCTCTACGGGGCCGGGGAGGCGGTCATCCAAGGGCTCATCGACGGTATGGGCGCCGTCATCGGCGCGCTGCCCGACATTCCCGGCAAGATCATCGGCGCCGTCGGCGACCTCAGTCGCCTGCTCTACGACGCCGGCCGCCAAGTCATCCAAGGGCTCATCGACGGGATCGGCTCGATGTTCGGGTCGCTCGGCTCGAAGATCGCTGACGGGCTCGGCGGACTGGTGGGCGGCGCCAAGAAGGTGCTCGGCATCCTGTCGCCCTCGACCGTGTTCCACGAGATCGGCATGAACACGATGCGCGGGTTCGTGAACGGCCTCGGCGCCGTGCCGGTGAACTTCCCCGACGTGGTCCCCGCGCTCACGTCGGCCGGTGGGCTCATGGGTGTCCCCGCCGCGGGCTCGACCACCTCGACGGTGTCGACCGTGAACCAAGGGCCGGCCGTCAACATCGAGCACGCCTCGTTCTCGTCTGAGGTGGATCTCGACTTGCTCATGCGCCGCGCCGCGTGGGCTGTGCAGACGAGGGCCGCCTGATGGCGACGTGTGTCCGCCAAGCGTGGCTCGTGCTCGGCGCCCAAACCGTGCAGCTGGAAAACGTGGCCGCCGGCTGGGCGTGCGACAGTCTCGACCTCGGCTACCCGACGGTGCGGGCCGTCACCAACAACCGGCCCGACACCGACGGCATCGACGACCGCACCACCCTGATGGGGGAGCGGGCGGTGTCGGCCAGCATCCACGCGTTCGCCAGTGGCGGCGCCTCGATCGACGCCATCGCCGCCTCGTTCGCTCCGTTCATGGTCCCCTCCGTCCGCCCCGTCCTCCACTACGTGTTGGACCGGCCCGGCACCCCCGAACGAATCATGACGTTGCGGGCCGCCAACTACACGTGGGCGGTCGTCGGTCCCGCCGACCGGGCCATCCACTTGCAGTGGGTCGCCGCCGACCCCGCCGCCCGAGATCCCACCCAACAAACGGCCACCTCGTTCTCGGGTAGCTCGACCGGGGCCGGGCGCGGCTACAACCTCACGTTCAACCGCACCTACCCGTCCGGCGGTGGGAGCGCCTCGTCGGCGACGATCACCAGTCCCGGCGATGTGGCCGTGCGTCCGTTGTTGCGCATCTACGGGCCGATCACCGCGCCCGCCGTGGCGTTCACCCCCAACGCCGGCCTCGTCGCCTTCCAACCCACCATGGTCGTGTCGGGCGGGCACTACATCGAAGTCGACTGCGCGGCCCGGACCGCCTACCTCGACGGCGACCGCACCCAGAACGTGTTGACCCAAATGGACTGGCCGACCATGAACGCCCAAGGCGGCTGGCCGCTCATCCCGCCCCACACCACCGTCACCATGAGCCTCACCGGCCAATCGACGGGCGGTTCCACGCAGGTGCAGGCGTTCTGGAACGACGGTTACCTCACATGACGGCGCTGATCGACGAACGAGCGGCGCCCGGCACCTTTCCGGTGCCGACCGGGCGGGGCCGGTGGCGGTTCACGTTGCATCGCCGCGGGTTCGCCCCCACCACCTACGACCAAACGCAGCTGGTCGAACTCGCGTCGGCCCGCTCGCGGGCCCTCGTGCGCCAATGGGACGCGCCGGCCGAGTTGCGGTTCACCATGAACGGTCGCTCCGCTGACTGCGCCGCCGTGCAAGAACTCCAAACCGAGGTGTACGCCTGGCGGTGGGACGACCAGACCGGCGCCGACGTGTGCGCCTTCCGCGGCATCGTCGACCACGCCGAGGACCAAATCTCCGAACAGGCCCACACCGTTAACTTCGTCGCCCACGACTACCTCGCCACCCTGGCCCGCCGGCCCCTCGTCGGCGCCACCCCCGTGAACTACAACAACGTCGACCAAGACCAAATCGTGGCCGCCCTCTTGGCCCAAGCCGGGGGCGGTCCCACCTCGACGGCGCCCTACCAGCCCGGCTCGAACCTGCCCATCGGCGTCGTCCTCGTGGGTGGCGACGGGGTGAGCAGCCGCACCGTGTCGGGCGTCCTGCGGGTCCGCAGCTACGCCGGGGGCAGCGCCATCGGCACGCTCATCGACCAACTCGCCAAGGTCATCGGCGGGTTCGACTACGACGTGATCCCCGAACCGGCCGCCGCCGACACCCTCTCGATGATCGACGGCGCCGGCACCATCACCAACCTCGGCGCCGGCCGCGACGCCCTGCGCCTGTTCTACCCGAGCCAAGGCGCCAACCGCACCGACATGATGTTCCTGTACGGCGGCAACGTCGCCGGCATCACCCGCACCGTCGCCTCGGGCGACTACGCCAACTACGTGCGCAGCTTGGGCAACAACGGATCGAGCGACCCTAACGCCGCGCAGCTGATCTCGGCCCAAGCCAACACCGACGCCTCCGGAACGACCGTCGGATGGTGGCCGCTGTCCGACGCCGCCCCGAGCGACGTGAACCAACAAGCCACCCTCGACGAACGGGCTCGCGGCCTGCTCGCCCTCGACGGTGTGTTGGTGCCGTCGTACACGCTCACCTTGCGGCCCGGCGCCTACGAGTGGGGGTTCCCCAACATGGGCGACACTGTCCCCCTCGGGGTGCAGTCGGGCCGCCTGGCCGTCAACACCACCGTCCGCGTCGTCGGGATGACGTGGACGATCGGCGACGACGGCCAAGAGGACGTGGCGGTCGTCGTGGGCCGCCCCGAAACGTCGCTCGGTGACCTGCTGGCCCGCACTAACACCGCCGTCAACGCCTTGGCTCGGAGGTGAGCCCATGACCCGCTACACGCCGTTGTGGCAACAAGGCGGCAGCTACGCCGCCAGCGTGGACCGCAACCTCATGGCGGCACTGTTCCCCGGCGGGGGCGCGGCGGGCGCGTTGCCCACCGTCGTCGCCAACACCATGAACGTGTCGATCCCCGCCGGGCGCGCCGCCGTGCCGTTGCAGGCCGGCGCCAACACGGCGTTGTGCTGTTGGGATGCGGCCGAGGTCGTCACGTCGACGTCGGCGCCGGCCAGCGGCAACAGCCGCATCGATGTCGTGGTGTTGCAGGTGCGCGACCCGCAGTTAGACGCCGGCGTCAACAACGACTTCATCTTCCAGGTGCTGGCCGGCGCCCCGACGACGGGCACACCGGTCGCACCGGCGACACCGGCCAACGCCCTGGCTGTCTGCCAGTACACGGTGCCGGGCGCGGTGGCCAACCTGAACGGGGTGACCATCGTCGATCGGCGCGGCGCGACGGGGCCGCCGCCGGTGTTCGCCTCGACCGCGGCCCGCGACGCCGTCTATCCGAACCCGACGCGGGGCCAGCTGGCCGTGACCGTCGACACCGACACCCTGTGGCAGGCCATCGGGGTCGGCCCCACCTGGTGGCAACTGTCGTCGGCCGGTCCGGCGACAGCATGGTCGCCACTCGGTTTGCAGAACGGGTGGACGAACATCGGTTCCGGCTACCAGACCGCCCAATACCGCAAACTCGGCGACATCGTCCACGTCCGCGGGCTCATCAAAAGCGGACCGGTCCCGTCGCTGTTCGCGTCGTTCGGCGCCGGGTTCCAACCCCCGGCCGGTATCCAGTTCGCCCAGGTCGGCTCGGGCAACACGCTCGCCGTCATCGAGATTCTCGCCAACGGCAACTTTTCGGTGCTCGCCGGCAACAACGTCGGGATCGGCATCACGTCGTCGTGGTCGGTCACCGCATGATCGACGAGTCCGCCGCCGACGACGTATTCGACGATCTACCAGGAACGCTGGCCCAGCAACTAGGGAGAGCCGTGAGCGAGTTCAAGGTCTACGACCCCGACGAGTACGGCCAGGCCGACGAGATCGACGTGGAAGCGTGGCGCGACCGTCAAGCCGTTGAACGCGAACTCGCCCGCCAGCGCGACCGTCGAGGTGACCCGCAGTGACATGGTGCCCCGACTCTCCCCCGTTCGTCATCCCCCCGCTCGGCTGGAACTCGGCGCTGTGGCAACGCTACGACCCCGACTACGGCCGCCAGGTCATCACGCCGTGCTCGAAACTGATGGTGCACCACACCGCGTCGAACGTGCCGGCGCCGGGCGACGAGGCGGCATTCACCCGCCAGATCGAGCAGTACGGCGAAAGCCGCGACGGCGCCGCCGTCGAGTACCACTACCTCGTCTACCCGTCCGGGGTGCTGCACGGCGGGTTCGGTGACACCCGCGGTTGCCACAGCGCGCAGACCGACCCGTCAGCCGGCGTCAACTACAACGAGACCGCCATCGGCATCTCGTTCGTCGGCTACTTCCACCCGCCCAACAACGACCAGCCGACCGCCGCCGCGATCGCCACGTTCCAAAACTGGCTCGACTGGATGATCGGCTCGGGTCGCCTCCACGACGACGCCCTCGGCCGATCGGGCTGGAACGGTGACGTCGGCTGGTACGGCCACCGCGACGTGTTCGCCACCGCCTGTCCCGGCGACGTGCTCTACCCGCAGCTGCCCACCATCATCCGCCCCGCCGAGCCCATCCCCCCGCCAGGAGGCGACGACATGCCCACGCCCGCCGGTTTCATCACGTGCAACCCACCGACGCAAGGCCACCACGTCGACGGGTCGCTCTACACCGTGCAGATCACCGGCACGTACTTCCGCGTCAACGCGGGCGGCACCATCCAATGGGTCCACGACGGCGCCGAACTCTCGACCATGCAATCGGTCATGGCCGCCGCCGGCCTACGCACCGACACGTGGAATACCCCCGTCGGCGATCCCGACGTGTTCGGCATCCTCGTGGGCGACAAGCCCGGCTGATGACCCACGTCCGCCGTGAGGTGTACCTCATCGTGTTGGGCGTCGTCGTGCTCGCGCTGGCGCTCATCGTGTTGATCCGCAACCAGAGCCCCGACGACGAGTTGCTCGCCGTCATCGGCCTCGTCGGTGGGCTCGCCATCATCGTCACCTCGCTCCCCGACCGCAACCACGGCAACGACAGCTGAATGGTCCGCGATCTCGTCGTGCTCGTGGGCGCGCTGGCCCTCGTGATCCTCGCCGCCCTCGTCCTGTCCCGCTGCGCGCCCGCCTGGCTCGATGAGCCGCCCCCCACCATCCCGCCGACCACCGACTGCTCCGTGCGGACCCCGTCGGGGTTCTGTCCGCCGCCGCTGTCGACCGAGGCGTTGTGCACGATTTGTGCACGATTTGCCGTGACAGAGCGTGACAGAGAATGACACCGAATGACAAGAATGCCTGGTCAGACGGGGTGAGCAGCACCACGGAGAGCACCTCCGGCAAATGAAGTCCATCTACCCGGCGCCGACTATTTCCCCAGGTCAGACCTGGTAAACGGGGTGGGCGCTCCCCCGTTGTGCACGCCGTGTGCACGATTCGCCGCCGTTTCGGCCGGGGGTGCCATTGGATCGACCATTACCACCCGCTTGCCGTCGTCGATCTCGTGCACGTAGTCGCGGTGGAACGTGGCGAGCGTGTGGCCCATCCACCGGGCCGAGCGGGCGTCCTGGCCGGGGTACTCGGCCGCCCACCGCGACCCGCAGGCGTGTCGCAGCGCGTGGGTCGTCGTCCCCGCCGGTAGGCCGACCTCGGCCGCCGCCACCTTCCACGCCGCGTGCCACGCCTGGTCCGACAACGCCACCGCCCCGCGCCCTTTGAAGGGTCGCCCTTGGATCACGAGTCCGTGTTCGCCGAGTCCGTGGGCCGCCTTGTGGGCGTTCAACTCGATGAGTAGTCCGTCGGGCACCGGGATCACGCGGGCCGGGACCGACTTGGCTGTCTTGGTCCCCCGGAAGGCGCGGCCGTACCACTGGCGGTCGATCGTGATGGTGTGGCGCAGGAAGTCGATGCGGTCCCAGGTGAGTCCGAGCATCTCCGACCGGCGGAGCCCGGCGGTGTAGCACAACGACACGCCCACCGCGTAGCGCGGATCGAACGCGTCGCGCAGCGCCACGACTTGCTCGCTGGTGAGCACCTCCCTGTCGCGCTTGGGCACCGGTGGCGCTTTCACCGTGCGCGCCGGATTGGTGGCGATGCGCCGGTTCTCGACCTGATCGTCGAGCGCCTTGGTGATGTGGCCGAGACTGTGGCCCACCGTGCGGGCCGAGTAGCGGAGCAGTAGCTCACTCACCCACGCCTGAACGTGGGTGGCCCGCAGGTCGGTCAACGCCAGCCGCCGCAGCTGCGGCGACACGTGAGCGCGGAACACGGTCTCTTTCCGTCGGTAGGTGCGCGGCGTCCACGTCCCCCGCCAGGTGCGGAGGTGCTCGGCGAGGGCGTCGCCGACCGTGAACCGGGCGCCCCGCTGCGGCTCGGGCTCGATGCCGTTGGCTAGCTCGCGTTCCTTTTCCCGCGCCCACTGCACGGCCGGTCCCCGCGTGGGGAACCGGCGCGACAGGTAGTTGCTCGTGCCGTCGTTGCGCGGCACTCGTGCTTGGTAGCGGCCGTCGGGCAGCTTGCGGATGATGGTCTCGCGGGTGCTCATGATGCGGTCCCGTCCTCGGCGATCTCCCGCTCCAACCTCGCGGAGTCCTCGGGGGTCCACAGCTTCATGCGGGCGCGGCCCTCGTCGATATGAGCGGGGCAGAAATGAAACCGGGCGGGCGCGCACTCGATAGCCCATCCGTGCTCGTCGACGGCCCGGTCATCGGCCCGGAAGTCGCCTTGGTCGTAGGTGAGTGTCTCGGTGCAGCCGGCGCCGTCACACGAGATGATGCGAGCTAGTCGGGTGGTCATTGGGATGGTTCCTTTCGTAAGACAGAGAAACGGCCGGCTTGGATGGCGACGGTCGAGGCGTGCTTGGCCTCCCACTGCACGAACACGGTGCGGGAGGGCTCGTCGATGGAGAGGATCACGCCGCGGCGGTCGCCGAGCACGTGGTCGATGATGGTGCAGCCGACAAAGTCGCTCATGAGATCCGCACCGCCTCGCCGGCGCGGTTCGCGCCGAACCGGTGGTGGAGGTCGCTGATGACGCCGTGCAACTCGGCGCGCAAGCCGGGCGCGAAGCCGAGTAGGCACCGTTCGGTGAGGGCGTCGTAGGCGCCCATCTCGATCAGGGCGTGGCAGCTGTCGCACGCCGCCCAATCGGTGATCATGACGGCCCGTAGGCTGGCGCCCTCGTAGGCGTCGAAGCTGGCGGTCGGGTACTTCCACGTCGGCATGGTGGCCGAGCAGAAGTCGCACACGCCGACGATCTCGGTGGTGGCCTCGACGAGGACGGGTTCGGGCTCGTGGTCCATGCGGCCCAACTGGCGCTCGACCGCTTCGGCGTGGGTGTAGGTCGTCTTGACGACGACGCCGTCCTCGACTTGTTGGAACACGTCGAGGGAGGTGTGGCAAACCCGACAGATCGTGTGGGGGGGATCGTGTGGTCTCGGTGTGGTAGTCATGGTAAGAAGTTTACCAGCGGACTTCGCACATCAACACCCCGGCGGACGGGCCGCCTCTGTCTTAGGTCAGCTGGCGATACCGGCAGCGCCGGCAGCGGCGAAGGCCATCGGCATGATCACCCGCAGAGTCTCGCCGCCCTCGTCGATGATCTTCTTGATCGTCGGGTGGGTCCGCCCGGCCGCCGACGCGA